TTCATCTATCGTGATGCTGCTGCTCCCGGTGGATGCCAACCACTTGAATACTTCGCCCACACCATCGGATTTGATGATGGGATCATGTTCAATGGTCGTACCGCTGGCCTTGATAAAACCGCCAACTGAAGTTCGTGCAAAGCCCATCGTTTAGTCTCCTTGCCGCCCGGAATACGAAACATTGACCTTCGCCCCAGCAGTGCTGGAAATAAACGAAATCTCCTCAGTATAACCGGACAAATTAAGCGCACCACCCGTCCCATCACTGTCGGCACCTCCCGCCGCCAAAACCATCGTGTAGTTTGTCGTACTCGCCGCCGAAGCACCTGGATCAGACGTTAAGCGAACAAAAATCGGTGAAGTCCCAATATTCTGAACCATGCAGAATGCCGGAGCCATGTTTGTCGATGTAAGCGCATACGCGGTGTCGGCATCTGTCAACGTCACGACACTGTTCGTCGTTCCGCCAAAGTCCGCTAATGAATCATTTTGTCTAGACATAATCTATATTCCCCATGCTCGTTTTACTTTGTTCTTGCTGTGTTCACTGCGCCAGCCACGCTTTGAGTTTTCCTGCTTGTAATAGCCGCGCTTGATCATCTGCGCCTGTGTCGGAAACGATTGTCGCCCAACAACGGTAAAACTCGTCGGCACCCCAAGTCTCTCCCAGGTGCCTGTTCCATCACTAAAATTATCGAGATCCGGGGAGGCTTTGATCTCTCGCACCTCCCCGGTCTCGCGATTCTCGAAGTCGAACAACGGCATTAACTCAACGGATATAAAGCTAACCAGTACCTGGTGCCTTCAGTCTCAACCAACACCCCAACCGGGGTGACACCAGTAGTGACATTCGCACTCGACATATTGTTTGAACCGTTAGCCGATGTATCCTGTGTTCCCGTGAACTTCAAAAGCGGTGTTGCTGAATCAGCGGTAGTGCCGTCACCAATCGGTGCTTTAAACTCAACCGCTTCAACCGTTCCCGCCCCAGTCGCATTGCTGGCAATGCGCCGTCCTTCTCTTGCTCGTCCAATTATTCTTGTACTCATGTTTTAATATCCTCCTGCCGCATCGACTTCTTCCATTGCAGCAATCAACTCACCCCGCTCCGGGGCTTCAACTGCCGCTGCTTCATCCACAACCTCCTCGGCGTAGGCCGGCTCGCCATTAACGGTTTCCATGCCAACAACGGCATATTCATCGCCAATCGACTCAACCGATCCCTCGACAGTGAAGCTCACCGCATCACCAACCGCCGGGACAATCATGGTTCCATCTTCATCCGCCACTTGTAGTGCGGAAACCGGAATATCTATCTTGGGCATAATATATAAACGCCCGGGAGGCTATTAACCCCCCGGGCTTATTGATTAGCTGTAATTGGTGACCGAGTAGATGTTCACTGCGTGGTTCGCGTTGATAATCGCGCCCCCGTAGTAGAACTTGAACCCAATCGTGGTCAACTGCGCCAACGGATCGGACTTGTCCGGGCCTTGGGAGATGATCATCTTCGGTGAATACGCACTCATCGTCGCCAGGTTCACACCGCCGTAAGACTGGTCACCCACCACAAATGTGGAGTACCTGGTGCCAGCAGCAGTATAGGTGTGCTGAGTGTTCTGCCTATACGGATTGGTTGTCGCCACTACGCGAACTCCCATGTACCGGCCCACCTCGCCTTTGAACAATTGGTCCGGGCTGCCATACTTGCTGGCCTCCAACCAATCATCGTCGTTCATCAGGTCGCGGGCGACTTCCGGTGCCATGATGGCCGTAAAGTATCCGCCACTCGGACGAGCGTTGTTCACTCTCAGGTTGGTCGACGCATCCAGGATGTCGAGCGCAGTCATCGCGTCATCGGTTCCACCGACTGTCGCGTAGTTTGTCGCCGCACCTGCATAGCGCAACTGGATTGCCGTCGAATCGCCCAGGATGCCCCGTAGCAACTCGTCAACCTTCAGTGCTGCGTCCTGTCCGTTCTGGACAGTTGCCTGCTCCATTGTGTTGAACAATTCAACCGCACTCAGCAGATCACTGATTGTCACGATCTGTCCGTACTGCGTGAGCGAAACGTCAACCGTTTGCATACTTAACTGCTTTGATGCACCCGTTCCAATTGCCGTGCCTTCAGTAAGTGAAGCAACATCGGTTGTTATTGGTTCCGGGTAACGGAAGAACCTCACCGCTTTATGCCCGGCCTTGCCGGGTAGCGGTGCCTTGTAAGCAAACTGATCAAGAACAATTGTCTTGAGCGTTTGTTCGAGTAACTTCTTGTTGAAGTAATCTTGAAGTGTTGACTGTGGCCCCGCCGTAGAGGAGCCAGTAGTCGTTAGCGTTGTTCCTGCCATAATATTTTATTTCCTAATTTAATTTGTTGCGAACATGCTCAACCCGTTGTCATCCGCTTCCTGCATCGCTTTCATCAACTCCGCCCGTTGCTGATCAGCGGGCAGGTTTCCAAACGATTCAACTTCGAGGACGTTTCCGCCGGGTTGGCTTCCGTTCAGTTGTGTTTTCTCTTCATACTCAGCAACCTTCTTTTTAAGGTCGCTGACCTGTTTCTCCAGTGATTCGGACCGGTTGGCCCGGAGGTACACCACCGCACCTTCGACAGCATCAGTAATGCCTTCGGGGTACTGCGTCAGGACAGGTTTTCGCTCAAGCAATTGACCGACCATTTTGAACAGTTCACTGTTCTGGTCGTTCAAGTCTTTATGCTCGGTCGCCGCCGCCTTCCAGTTTGTGTCCCACTTGGCTACAAACTTGGCCTGCTGCTTCTTCGCGTCCTGTTCCACAACCGCTGACCTGGCCTGCTCCGCCGCTTTTCTTGCTGCTTCGGCATTCGCGTGATCGCCTTCATCCTCGAACTCTTTGGCTATTGCCTCGTATTCATCAGGTGAATAACGACTGTTTGCCGACCTTTGACTAATCTCGGCCAGCGACTTGGTCTGCTGCTCCTGGAACGATTTGCGTTCCGAATCCAACTCGGCGCGTTCTTTCTTCAAGGCCGATTTCTCGGCATTGACCTCGCGCCAGGTCTTGTTGGCCCGCTCCTGCGTCTTTTTTGCCCGGGCATACTTCGTTTGAGGCTTTTTATCCTCCTCAGTCTGCTCCTCGGGCTTTTCCTCCCCGGACGATGAATCGTCCGCCGGTTTCTCCGGTTCTACTTCTTCACTGGGTTTGTCATCGGTAACAACTGGTTCCTTTTCGGGTTCCTCGGCCTGCGGCACCGGGGCTATGTTCGCAGTGTCAAACGCGGAAGCATCGGCATCCGCCAATGCTTTTAGCAATTGCTCGCGTTCAACATCCAACTCGACTGGTTTATCTAGCACTACTTCAGACATAAATTTTTAAGCACTCCTGCGCATCCACTCCAGATCATCGGTCACCCCGACCACTTCCTCCTCCGGTTGGCTCCGTATCGAGGCCATCCCGTCCAGTGTCGCCAACGCGGATTTAAACCCGGCAGCGTGACCGGCGTGATACGCCAGGTCTGCTGGACTTGAGATAAACCTGTCGCAATTCTGAAAATGCAAGTTTCTCAGATGGGACTTTAGTTGTACTCCCACCTCGCTCGACATGAACGTCTGTAGCTTCCGAGCGTGTTCGTTCGTCCACTCAGGAGGATCAGACCACTGCAACACCTGGCGGAACTGTCTCCATAGCCACCACCGGTTCTTCAATCGTTTCCACATTTTGCTGTTCCGCCTGCTGTGCAACCGCCTGCTGCATCTGGGCGAATAAATTCTTTAGTTCCTGCTCCACCTGACGGCCCACCTTCGGGTCGGCCTCTTTCAGCCTCAACAAATGTTCTCCCATGTGTTGTTCCAAAAATTGTCCTTCCGCCGGTTCTGGCGGCGCACCTGTGTCGGCCCGGTTGGTGATGTATGCCATCACTGTCTGGATGTGTACCAGGTGATCATCACTGTCCTTCACCACCGCCGGGAAACCCAACCGCAGGAAAGTAATCTCATTGGCCTGATCCTCCGCCTGGTCGGCCTGCGCCATCATCGGGTCAATGTATAATCGCTTGACCAGTGTCGCGTCATCACTCTCCAAAATTGTCTTCCGCAACTGGCCCTGGTCGATGTACGGGTCGTTCGCAAACATCTGGAACCGGGTGATCGCTTTCTGCATCAACAACTGCTTGTTCACCCCGTCCGCCGATCCGGTCGGCTGGATGCCGTACTTCTCATGCAACGCCTCCTGGGGTATCTGCTGCGCCGTGTCCAGATACCAGTAATCCAGGCTCGTCTTGTCGTATTGCAGCAAAATCGACCAACTCATCCTGTACAGGTTGCCCAGCGCAATTCGGAAGATTCGCATCCTCAGATCACTCGATTGCTGGTAAAGCCCCCCAATCGCCTGGATCTCGGTCGCTGTGCGCCTCTCAGTGTTTTGCAATGTCTGCGTCAACCCGAAGTCCGGGGTGGAAACCCGGTTCTGCGCGATCTCCCGCATGATGTTCATCTGGGTGTCAAACGAGATCGGGGGGGTCTGGTGCATTATCGGTTGGATCCCGTACGGCAAAATGCTGCCAGGTGTCATGCGGAGATTGCCGCTGTTTGGCATGTCCCGCTCAGCCCGGTACAACGGACGATTGAACAACGTCATCGCATCATTCTTCTCGTTCATCAGCTTGGTCAGTTCAGCCTCGAATATCGCCTGCAACTCAACCACACCTCGGCTCGAATAAAATCCCGGGTCTTTGATCTCGTAGTTGAAAATGACAAATGGCGGTTTGCCGTGATTGTACGGAATCTTCATCGTCGGACGAAGATCGATGTCCGGGGATGTCGGTGAGTAGGTGCAGATCAACCACTGCCCACTCTCCGGGCAGCGATAATAAACCTCCCACACGATTATCTTTTCCTTCTCGGGAAAAGTCAGTCCTTCACGCTCGTACTTCGCCGCCTCAGTGTCCATGTCACCGGAATCCTCCCCGTAACTACCGACAATCTGGTCGAGGATTGCCTTGTCCTGCTTCAGGTGCTTCTGGCGTTTGTACGCCTCCACCGAGTAAACGCTGATGTGACAAATCCGGTCTGCATCGGCCAGGTCCCGCGTCCACGCAGGAACCACGATGTGCTGGGGATCGACCGTGTAATATTTCAACCGCTTCGATGCGTAGTCCCAAAGCACTTTCAGAACCCCGGTGCCACACATCAGCATGGCATCCACCGCACTCAACACCTCGGTCTCCAGGTTGGTCTTCTGCTTGACACGATGATCGAACCACTGCGCCGCAGCAGTCGTGTATTCGGCCACCTGGGGGGTCGTGGGGATGAACTGTGCAATTAAATCCGTAGCAAACAACTGCTGGAAATACGCCGGCTTCAACTCGCTGATGGTGGTGTCCACCAACGGAAAATGAACGTCACTTGCCCCGGGCCACGGTTTGTTTTTCCGCCGCAACCCGTGATGACGCATCTCGTAAAACATGCGCTGCCGAACATCCCATACGGAACGATCCGCCAAATCCTGGAGAACATCTGTGTTTAATTTCTGCCGACTACGCATTTAAAATTCTTCCTCCTCCTCCTCCTCCTCATCCAAACACCAGCCCATCGACTGGATCGCGAATAGCGTGGAATACATCTGCAACCCGCCGATCAGCGTTGCATCGCTCAAATCGAACTCCTCCTGATAACGCCCCAACAACGCCTCCAACTCGCCGCAGAACGCATCAAACTGTTTCTCGGCGGTCATCATGATGCCCACCCCAATCGGGGAGGTTTAGCGTTTCTTCGGCTTTAAACCGTACTTTTTGCCGCCTGCCGCCTTGCGTGGCCCACTCGCCATCGCCCGCCTGCCGGCTTTCGATACGCTTCGCTTCAACCCAGCCCGCGCACCGCGCCGCGCACCGAGTGACTCGTCCTGTCGGGACTTGTAGCCTTGAGGAGATGCCCCAGATGCGCCAGGTGCGCGACGAGGCCGACTCGTAGACTTCCAAGCCTTCTGTGAACTTAAACCCACTCTCTTTGGTTTTGTTGCCATTTGATGATTTATTTTAGTGCGTAAAAAAACGCACCCGAATTGGATGCGTTAAAACCGTTAATTGGCAAATATTTCGTGCGGTGCTTTCTGTGTACTAGAGGTAACTCATCGCCCGGGTGATTAGTTTTTGCGCTGTGACCGGGTTTTCAGGTGCTGCGTCCCGTGCGTCCTCCAATAATTTCCTGACCCGCCCCAGTTGAGTCTTCAACGTCAACGCATAGGTCACCTGATCAATCGATTCATCAATCATATCATCCACCAACGGCACCCGCTCCCATAAATCCCCCCCATGCTCCTCCTGGCCGGCCCGGTATTTGCGGTCGATCTGGCCTGAAACCGACCGGATAACCCCGTTAAGATGATTCTCCCGCTCCAGTGTCATCACTCAAGCAGGCTTGCCTTCTCCAGTTCGTACTCGTAATCAATGATCTGACTCAACAATGACCGCACAAATGTCTTCGACTCCGGGCTGGCGTTGTACGCATCCTCAAAGCCCCGTTCATTGTTCAGAATGATCGTCCGGGTCGCGTCCAGTTTCCGGGGGAGAGCCGTTCGACATCCTAGCGTCAACCCAATCCAGCTTGTCACGACGACGATCATCAACCATCGCCTCCAA